TCTATTGTAAATGGTTTCTGCATATAATTCATTAACTGGCCAGATTCTATATGTAATTGAAATTTTAATTTGTCTTTAGATTTTGATTGAATTATATATAAATTACCTTGACTATTATAATGGTCAAACATACAATTTTCATGACTAGCTGTACACCAATTAGTCCTAAATCCATAATATATTGAACCAGCTTTTGTTGTTGGTTTATATATTATAACTTTTTCTGTTTCTAAAATTATTTCTTTATCATCTTTTCCATTTTCAGTCAGTCTTCTTGCATCTGGGTTTTTACCATGAATTACAACAAAAAGTCCTTCATTCTCTTCTATATATTGTTCTAGAGCAATTAAACCTTCAATTTCATTAATTATTTTAATTTTTATTTTATGAATATGCTGATTATTATTTAATACTGCATAATCAGAAATTGCTTTTTTAAAACGTCCCATATCTTCTAATGAACTTGGACTACCAAAAGTATTATTAATATAACTTTTTATAATCCAATCTATAGTTTTATCTTTATCTACATCTACTTTATTATAAATTTGTTCAAATATATCGTCTAAATTGGCCAATGATGGATCACCTTTAAAAGTTAAAAATCCTTTATCACGGTCATTAATTAAAATTCTTTTAACATCATCATTAAAATTAGCCAAAAAATACGTTTTAGCAGTTTTTTTACCACCTCCAATTAATTGAGTCAAATGAATATATTTAGATTTATATTTTAAATATTTTTCATAATAATTAGAAATTGACATATTATATATATATATATTAATTCTTACATTTTAATTTGTCTTCATCAGTAGAATAAACATTTCTATGATAAAATAGTTGACAATCAATAGCACTTTCTTTCAAAGCTTTTTCAAATTCACTAATTATTTCATTTTTCTTTTTAGCTAAAGACCAAATATATTGGTCAATTGTTTTATCGCCTTTTTGAGTAGCTAAATATAAATAGACTTCAACATTTCTTTCAGGTTTTGGCAAGTCATTATGTGAACAGAAACGAATAGCTCTTCCAATAATTTGTAACACTCTAGACATATTCCAATATGGTTCCATTATATGAACTTGTCTAACTCTTTTAAATGATACTCCTTCTTTAACCGATGGTGAACCTAACATTATACTTATTTTAGAACCATCATTATTATCTTTTTTATTGAAAATACTTTTAATTTCTTCTTTCATGTGATGGGGTTCATCACCTGTCCATACAGCGTAACGCATTGGACCTTCTCCATAAACTTTATAATTTTTATAACCGTGATATTCAATAAATTTAATAAATGGACGGATACCACCCAATTCTTTAAAATTAGAATATACAAAAACAGGGCCATCTGATTTTTTAATTTTTTGAAATATTTTTTGAAATTTAATTGAATATGTACCGATATTTTGCAATTGTAAAGTTTCTTTTATTAAACTAGAATAACCCATTTCACCAATACTTTTATTAGGGAAAGAAACATTTGAAATCATTCTGGGGCCCAAAAAAAAATTTGGTGGTAAATTTAAAATATCTACATTTTTAAAGGCACCTTTAATAAAATCCCCCTCTGAAGATAAAGCTGTTAAATATGATTTATATTGAAAAGCAGACATTTGACATTTTACAACTTTAAATATTTCTTCAGGATATGTATAAGGTGGTGCACCACGATAATAAGAAACTAATCCTTTACTTAATTCATTAAATTTATTTAAATGGATTGGTTTATAATTTATACCACTACCAGATAAAAACTTTTGATTAAATTCAGCACCTGTAGGAAATTCAATTTTTGGTTTTAATAGATTTAATGTTAAACCAATTTCATTTGGTCTATCAAACATTGGTGTTGCTGATAAAATTAATATTCTTAAAGTCTTATCAGCTTTATCAATTAAATTTTTTAATACTCTATAAAATGTACCAGTTAAAGAAACCATATTTTGAACTTCATCAATAATTAATAATGTATCTTTTAATTTTATTTTATTATTTTGTGCTAATTCAACAAATTTATGATATGAATAAATTGTATAATATTTCTTTATTCTTTCTTCTGTTTTTTTAATAATTTGTTGATATTCTTTATCGTCTATATTTAATTTAGATAACTTTTCTTTTTCAGATTTAGTAATATAATCAACATTTGGACAAGGTGATCTTAATTCATCCATAAAATTACCAGCTAATGCAGCAGGTAAAACAACCATAATATTTAATTTTTTCTTCATTTCTTCAGCAACTGCAATAGCAGCACACGTTTTACCAGCTCCAATTTGGTGAAATATTAACATACCTTGGGGAGCATCTTTAGAAGAGAAAAAATCAGCTAAAAATGCTTGTTGTGGTTGTAATTTAAATTTTTTGGGTTGACAATAACTTTCCATTGTTTCTTTTGTTGGTTTTATTTCATATTTTTTATATTTTTTTGTTATATTTGTTATCATATTACTAATAACTATAAAATTATTTATGACTAATAAAAAAATTGATTAATTGATATTATATATAGTTACTCCTAAATTTAATGTCAACAGATATTAATAAATTAGATGCAACTCAAGAACTCGTAATTATAACTGGACTTTTCAATAGTAAAAAATTAGATGAATATAATTTTAAAAAAATCTTTGATTCCATGGATGATAATAAAATTGGGAAAATTATTAATGGTGTTATTCAATGTATTACTAAAGGAAATATTGGAGAAAATAAAAATTATAAACTAGAATATTTTGAACCTTATATTAAATTTCTAATAACAATTTTTGAAAAACATCCTAGAAAATATACAATTAACAAGCAATTTATTAAAGAAAAGTTTTTAGCTATACTTAATCGATTTATAAGAGGTAGTCAATATTTAAAAAAAATAGAAGCTCATTTAATTGAAAACATAAAAAATTATGATAAAGATATATTAGGTTTTGTAGCACAAAATGGTAATTTACTTACTTTTCTTTTTTGGAAGAGATTATTAAAGATAGATTTATTATCTGATGAACATATTAGTATATTTGAATCATCAATTAAAAATTCAGATGATAGAATATTTAAGTGGTTTATTGTACATATGAAAGAAACAAATACTACAACATTTTTTCAAAAAACAAGTGTAATAAAAAATTTATTAAATATTATATTAACCTCAAATATTCCTGACAAATATATATTGAAAAGAATTAAAATATTATCTCAAAATTGTAATTTAATTCCATATTTCAATGAAATGATTACTCCATCTTCATTAACAGTCATATATCAATTAATGAAATATTATTATAAAGTGCCAATGGAATTAGAACAGATAATTGACTTATCAAAATGTATAATTATATCAGATGATATTACTGATTTAGATGCTAATAAAATTAAAGACATTTTTAAATTGTTAAAAACAAATAAAGAAAAGGCATTATTTAATATTTTTAATATTTTTTCACACAAGTGTTCATTAATAAATATGAATGATTTCTCATTAGATTATAATTCTCTTCAAGATAGTGCTGGAATTATATTTCAACATTTAAATAGTCATATATTATATATATCAACATCAGAAGACATTAAAAATATATCTTATTATAATTTATTAGAAAAATTATCTTGTCCTTGTGGTAAAAACTGTTTTGAAAACTTACTTAAAATATTTGGAAAAATGAATCTATTTCATAATCTAACCCATAATAATTTTTTCTTAAATTTTAAAGAACCAATGTCTTCTGTTCTACAATTATATACAAAATTTTATTCACCAAGTACAACAGAACAAGTAAATTATTATAATATATCTATTTCATTAAAACAATCTATTTCAATTAATAAAGTATTAAGTTTTTTAAGAGTAAGTGCAAAAAGAAAGTCTAAATCAAAAATTATAAATTTTAAAAGTAAATATCTTCCTTTAATGGAAGAGTTATTAAATTTTAAACCAAAGAATCTACCTGTATTAAAAAGTGGTTCAAAAAATTGGCAATATCAAAAACAAAAATTTACCAATTTACCTCCAAGAAATTTGCTTCCTTATGAAATTAATATTTGTAATAACTTTTTACTAAGAGAAAAAGCAGATGGTGTATTATTAAATAATTTACCATTGAATATTTTTCCAAAATCTGAAGATATATTTATTAGACAAGTAAAAGCTGAATATATTGAAGATTTGGAGTTATATTTAGTATTTGATATTGATTTGCCAAATACTAATATTTTAAATAGATATGAATACTTAAGAAACTTGCATCCTTATACAAAAAATACATCACTCAAACAAACGACTAATGTTAATGATTTAATTAATGGGATTAAAGAAGAAAGAAAATTATTTAAAAAATTTATTGAAGCTACTGAATTGAACACTGATAAAATTAGATGGTATCCAAAAGCATCTTTTCTAGTTGAGAGTGCAACAAATGTATTTAAACAAGAATTAATTTTAGATATGATTGAAAATGAAAATTCAGTATTAGCTAAATATATTAATCAAGAAGGTATTTATAATTGTGATGGTATTATTTTGTCACCTTTAATTGGTGCATCTATGAGAGATATAAAAATTAAACCTAAATCGTTAATGACAATAGATTTATTATACGATGGAACAAATTGGGTTGATAAAGAGAAAAATAAAACTAGTGTAAAAATTTTAGTAAATACTATTAAACCAAAAGCCAATAAAATCTATAGATGTTATCCTATTAATGGTAATTTATTTGAACCCCGTGAAATAAGATTTGATAAAAAATACGCGAATTCATTTGATATTATAAATCAAATTTTAACACTTTATAAATTTGATTGGACTAAGCAAATGTCATTAGACAAACCATATTACCATGTTATTAAGCCAAATTTGAGTCAAGTATATTTTAAAGAACTAAATTCACAAACGGAAACATTCGAAAAACAATTAACAAAAATGAATCCAGATAATGGTAAAACTTGGTTAGATTTAGGCTGTGGTAAAGGAAAATTAATAAAATATATCAAAAAATATAATCCAAAGAAATATGTTGGATTAGATGTTGATGCAAATATATTATTAAATAATATATATATGATGGATGAACAAGATTGGATTAAATTTAACCCTTGCAACTTGAGAGAAGATTGGTTTGAAAATATTAATTGGTATTCTATTCAAAATATGAAGTTTGATTATGTTATTATGAACTTTAGTATAATGCATTTATTTGATTCAGATAAGTTTTGGACACAACTAAAATCAATATGTAAACCAACAACAAAAATAATGTTCAATGTTGTTTCAAATAATATAATTAATAATCCTTATAAATTCATAGATGCATATATGAAATACGAAAATAAAAAGATTATTTATTGTTTTCCTTGGTCTCAAACAAGAGAAATTTCAGAAAATTTTATAACTAAAGAAGAAATAGAAGAGAAAGTTAGAAATTATAATTTTCTAATAGATAACATATTTAATTCTAAATGTGATTCACTTGTATCAAAATATGATTGGTATCATTTACTTCAAAATAGTATGAAATAATTTTTTTTAATTAATTTATAAATAAGCTAAGTTATCTAATTCATATGCGACAGGTTCTTCAGGATTTACAAATAATTCTTTAGATTCTGAATTTATTACTTCTTGATTAGCAATATTTTTTTTATTCTTAGCTAAATCTTCTTCAAAATCATTTGATTGTGGTTTTGAAGTTCTATTTAATTGATTAGCTTGTCCATGTAATGCTTCTATAATTTGTTCCCTTAATTTATTTTTAACAACATCATATTGTTGTGCTTTCATTACAGAAATTTGAATTAAATTTTTTTGTAAAATATTATCAATAGTTAATTGTCCTTGAAAATTGGAAACAATTAAATTGGCAATAGCTAAAGCACTTTCTTCATTTTTAGAAGGTATTATTAATTCTCCAGTTTTAGAATCAAAATCTAAATTTGGTACAATTTGTTTCCAAGATTGGTAATCATTTAATGAAGGAATATGAATCTTTAAGAAAAATCTGAAAGGATATTCTTGGTCATAAACATAAATAATTTGACTCCAAGGTACAGGTTGAGTGAAAGTCCAAATAATAAATTTATTTGGAACAACTTCGTGAGGTTCACCAAATAAATTTAAAGGAACTACATTTTGTACAGTATTTGCTTGTGAAACATTCTTTTCATTTGTTGATACTTTCTTCTTTCTTTGTTCAATTACTTCAGGTGTATTTTCAGATGAAGTGCTAAAGAATAAAATAAGTTGATTTATCATCAAATATAGAATTAGTGCAACAAGTAGTTGACGCAACATATTGAATTATCCTAGAAAATATTTAAACTTTAATATTTTTTTATCTAACCTAGTTTATTATTGATATGGAAATTTTTTTTAGAAATGAGAGTATATATACAAATGATTTTATACTTAAATTACAAAAAATACCCCAACCAATGGGAATATTTATGAATTTAACTTCCCTTCCATTTCATTTTAACTTTTATACAATTATTATGATGGTTTTATTTTTAAAAAAAAAATTAAGTTCTCAGGAAGTAGCATTTTTACTTTCAAGCCAATTAATAGTAGGTGGAATTAAACATTTAGTAAAAAGAAAAAGACCTTGTCATACAAAAATTGTTAATAAAACTCAAATTAAATGTAAAGAAAAATTAAATTTAGATACTTATTCTTTTCCTTCAGGACATACTTTTAATGCCTTCTTATTGTTTTATATTTTAAGAGAACATAATATAATTAATAATAATTATTTAATATTACCTTATATGGTTGGTTTAAGTAGAGTATTTTTAGGTGTCCATTATCCCTCAGATGTTATTTCAGGGGCTCTCTTAGCAAAAGGATTTTTTACTTTATTTAAATATTTTAATTAAGAGATTCTATCAAATGGTTGTCTATATAATAAATTATATATCTCATTTTCAGATTTATCTAATTTCAATGGTAAATTCTTAGACTCGTGCATATTAAATACACCAAAATTAATTTCATTTAATTTGATATATTTGATAATTTTTAAATACATATCAAAATTTTTTTCAATAGCAAATATTAACAGTTCTTTTAATGTTTTACCTTCAAATACTATATGAAATTCTTCTTTCATTTCTTTAGGAATAGATTTATTAACTAATAAATCTATTTTTTTAAAATTATTTTTATAAAATTTTTCTGATTTAAATGGTTTCTTATTGTATTTTAAATAATTATATAATGTTTTATTAAAATGATTCATATATAAAAATATTTCATTGTTTTCAGAATAAGTTGATTTGAAACAAGAAAAGTTTTCATAAGTATGAAATATTAATGCTGTTTTATAATGAAATAATTCACCTATTTTCAAAACTATTTCAATTATTTTATCTTCTTTAAAATCTTTCTTTTCATTATAATAATAATATTGATTCATATAATTTATTGCTAATTCATGACCCATCTCAATAACCAATAAAGGATAACCATTATTATCAAAATGAATTAATACCAATCCTTTTTCTATTTTATTATAATAGAATTTACTATAAGCACCAGTTGAATCAAATAAATAACAATTAAATATTAAATCATTTATTCTAATTTGATTAAATTTATTGGCCATTGAAATTACATGATTGAATAAATCCATTTTATTTTTAAATTCTAAATCTTCATATTCTAAGTGTAAACAAGGTTCTTCTTTAACTTTAATTTTATCAAACCATGAATAATCTAAACCTACAAATTCTAATTCATATTTTTTTGATATTTTCTTTTCAAATTCTTCATTTGTATGAAAATATTTAAATTTACTATTTTTTGCAACTAATTTTAATTTTGTAAATGGTGCTAATATATATTCTTCTTCTTTTGGAAATAATGAAAAATGTTCCATAAATAATCCGTGACCTTTAACATTTTTATTTAAATAAATTTTTACTAAAATTAAACCAAAAGTACCATTCAATCCAGGACTATAAAATGGATCTCTAGTTGTTGATAAGAAACCATTATCTCTAAATGTTTCTCCAATTTTTAAATTCTTTATAAATTTATCATCTGATATAAAACGATATATATAATAATCTTTCTTTAATGGTTTAACTTTTTTCATTGTTTTAATCATATTTTTTAATCTATCGTAATAAAATTTATTTAAATAAGCATCCTTTTCTTTTTTTCTTAAAAAATTATTTAATAATGTTGCTCCAATGAAAGAATAAAATGTTATATCAGTAATACAATTATTTTTTTTAATAAGAATTGAATGATTTTTAATTTCATCAAAAGCTACATCATTAAAATAAATTAATTTACATATATCAACATGAAATTTTTCTTCTATTAAAATTTTAACTGGAACTTTTTTATCAATAACATTCATATTTTGACCTAATTTAATTAATTCTAATTTTGAATAATATGGTTTTATATAAAGAATAAATGGATTAAAACTATTTCTAGTACAAATACTAATTAAACTAAGATTTTCTTTATTAGTAGGAACACTATCAGCTAAGCTTTCATGAGAAGTATCAATTAATAAATCAATATTATAATTTTTAATTATAATTAGAATAGAATATAAACGATTATATAAAATAGTAAGATATGCTTTTTCATTTTTATTAGTTGTGTTTTTTAATCTTTCATAGCATTTTTGAAAATAATCTTTCATATTAGAAGCTAATGTATGATCTATAAATCTATAACTATATTCTGTTAGTCTATAATATAAATCTTTCTTTGGTACCGAATAAATTAATTGTGTATAAATATCATACATTGGAATAAAATCTTCATATTGAGATAATTCATTTTTATCATCTTCATTTTTGATTTTAACTTTTAGATTAATGATATCTTTTACAAGTTTCTCATTAATTTTCATTTACTAATACAATAAATGAGAATTAATAATTTAGAAAATTATTAATATTTATTAAATGTATACTCTACTCATTTAAAATATTTTCATAGTTAAATACATGAATATTATCAAAACTTTCAGCTACTTTAGGAAGTTCTATATATTTTTCTTTAGTATAAAAGTAATAATAAGCTACTAGTAAAATTAATAGTGCAGCGATTACTTCGACATAAGGTATTTTTATTGCCATTAATATATCAGAGATATAATTTTAAATTAAAAACAATTATCACTAATATCTTTTATTTCAGTTAATTCTGAGTTTTCAATCTTTTGTTTAATTTTTTCAATACTATCATTAATATTATTAGATAATCTACAACAACTAATAATTTCAGCATGAGATAGCTTTTTGTTAAGCTCTAAATCACATATAGAGTGAATATTTGTTGACCAATAAAATTCTAAAATATTTTTAATATCTTCTATTGTAGCTTTGGTCATATTGATTTTAAAATCTATTCTCCCTGGTCTTATAAGCGCCTTGTCTAAATATTCTGGTTTATTAGTAGTCATTACAATAATTCTTCCAGGACATTCATGTAATCCATCTAAAATATTCAAAAAATATGATAAATTATTATTATCTGTATTTGATTCATAACATACTGAATCATTATCATCGAAACTTTTACGACTACCTCTTTTATTTTTTCTTAATAATACTTCTTTAATTTTAGAATCAATATCAATTTCTATATCATCTCTAGGTAAATCTCTATCTTTCACTACATCACCCATGGCATCAATATCTTCAAATAATAAAATTCTTTTATTTTGAGCAATAATTATGTCATGACTTATTTCATCATCACACATTATATCTTTCAATTTTGTCAAATCAAATTTTTTAGATAATTTGATATCAATACCATGACGTTTAGTTAAATTCATCAGTGATTTAATAAAACCAGTTTTACCACAACCTGGTTCACCCCAAAGTAAAATTCCTAAAGTATAAGGTATACCACGGTCTTTGTACCATTGTTCATTATTAATGAAAAAATTTATCTTTTCAAGAATTTCAGCCTTTCCTGTGAAAAAACGATTATCAAAAGTTACATTAGATTCAAAAGGTGTTGTAAAAATACTAGTATTTTGACTTTTATTATCCCAAGAGATTTCAACTAATGTTTGCGAATCAAGCATTTTATTTTTTAAATATTTTTTATATTCTTTCTCTATTTCGTCAACCCAATCAGTTAATTGTTTTAAAGATAGAACATTTGAAAAAATTTCTAGATTTTGATATTCAACAGATGTTACTTTACCATTGTGTTCAGCTTTTTCTTTTGAAGACCAATATACTCTACCATTAATATTCTTATTAATTTTAAAATTAGTAGCCTGTGAAACTCTATAAACAGAACTACTATATTCATCTTCATCTAAACGACTATTATATCTTCTAATTTCTACTTCTGAAAGTGCTCTAACAGTCGGATCATCATTTTGAGAAATAAAATGCATTAGAGCACGATACCTATTTGATAATTCTTTTGTAGAAGCACTGTAAGTAATCATATTATTTTTCTGTTTTAGCAAAATTAATGTATTTATATATTCATATACTTTAGATTTGTTGTTTTCATTCATTAAAAATCGAATTACCAAGATTGGAATTAAAGTCACTAATATATCTATGTACCAACGTCCTGTAGATATCTTATTAATATTTGAAAACATTAAACTGGTTAATATGTAATCTAATTGCATATATCCTATGTAAATAAATTTATATTTAATAAATTCAATTTTTTATGATTTGTAAAATTATTTTAAATTATATTTTTTGTAGTATAGTTTAATGATACAAGATTATTGGTGGGTTTTTATTTTAGTTGTTTTTATTATAATGTTAGTCTATCCTAATAAAGTCGAAAAAATGAAGAATGTTAATAAAAAAAATGCTAAATTAAATTTAAGTGTAACACCTATTTTAACTAATTTAAATAAAATAACTTCTTATTATGTTGGATTACATTAGTTGTCAAAAAAAAAATATATTTTTTTTTTAATAATTAATAAGCTCCGCTTATTAATTGTCAATTTATTTTTATAAAATAAATTAATAATTAAAAAATCAAAGATTTTTTAATTGTCCAGTTTTTCAACCGTTATCATACGATGTTCAAATGGTGTTCTATCTAATGCTTTCACCAAATAATCAACTTCATCTGCATATCTAAATTCTACATATGCAGTTGAACTACCATAAGCTGGATATTGTAACAATCTTAAATGTTTAACAGTTCCCCAATCATATAAAAGTTCATTTAATTCTTCTTCAGTCATATCAAGTGGTAAACTACTAATTCTTACTTTATTTACTTCACCTTCACGCTTAAAATATGGTTTCTTTTCGCCATCACCTTCTTTCTTATAGTATGGTTTCTTCTCACCATCATCTTCTTTCTTATAGTATGGTTTCTTCTCACCATCATCACCTTCTTTCTTAAAATATGGTTTCTTCTCACCTTCACCTTCTCCTTCTTTTTTAGAATATGGTTTCTTCTCACCTTCACCTTCTCCTTCTTTTTTAGAATATGGTTTCTTCTCACCTTCACCTTCTTTTTTAGAATATGGTTTCTTCTCACCTTCACCTTCTCCTTCTTTTTTAGAATATGATTTTTTCTCTTCTTCTATTAAAATATTAGAAGCAGTTTTACCACATTTAATTGCTAAGTGGTTACCACCGCATTTTCTACATATAATTTTACTTTTATTGTCCATATATATATATAAATATGATTAGTAATCTATATATCTTTATTTCATTTTTTTTAGTCTAAAATGGTATAAAGTTTTCTTATAATTTTGTATAATGTCAAGCAATAAATTCAAAGTAGAGTTTATATTATTCAATAAAAATGAATTATTAACAAGTTATCAAATAAATCAAAGAAATAAATTATTAAATGAAGACATGAAAAATATTTTAACGTCTATGATTAGCTCTGATTACAAAGTAGAAACTAATCCAGATTTAAGTATACGTTCAATTAATATAAATTTAAAATTATCTATGAATCTAGAAAATAATGATAATCAACATTCTATATTTTTTGAACAAGTTAATAATATTACATTATATAGTTTTGAAGAACTTCAAAAAATGGTAAAAAAAATAAAGAAACAATTAGAAAAGTATCTTAGTAAAGAAATTGAAGTGTGTATTTCAATGTTTATGAATGATATAGATTCAGATGAAAAACCAAATAATGCACGAATAATGTCAGATATTACAAATATAAATTATATAATTTAATTATAAAAAAATTGTTAATTTATTATGATGATTAATTAATTAATCATAAATAATGTCACTTCCAAATGAATTTATATTTAAAATAAATTTAAATAGTTATCCGATGCTTCAAAAGTTAAAGAAAAAAGATTCTGAAAAATTAATTACTGATATTTTTAATGCTGGATATAAATTATATTTTCCAAATAAAGATCAATTAATAAAGAATCAAGAGTTTGATGAGATTAAAAACAGTATTGATGCATTAAGAGTTGAAATAGCTGATTCAGATATAGGAGATATAGGAAATATAATTCTTTCAAAAATTAATGAACAAATTCAACCATTAAATACTAGTTTAAATAAATTATTGGGATTACAAACAGCTTCAAGTAAAAAAGGTGAATTAGGAGAAAATATAATTCAACATGCTTTTTCAACTCGTTACGGTGATTTATTATATGAAGATAAAAGTGGTGTTGCACATTCTGGTGACGCATGGATACATTTACCAAATAAAGAAAAAATTATGATAGAATCTAAAAATTATACAAAAACAATAAATAAAGATGAAGTAGAAAAAATGGAATATGATATGAAATTTAATAATATAAAATTTTGTCTGTTTTTAAGTTTGAATGCTCCTATTCAAGGATTTAGAGAAATGGATTTACATAGTTTTTCTCATAATAATGAAAACTATTTTGCAATAATGGTAGCAAATTTATCCAATGATATTAGTAAATTAGATTTATCATATGCAATGATTAAAAAATTAATGGAATTATTTAATAACACTGAAAAAT